GGCTCATTGATTGGAATAGAACCTGTGCCGTTCTTTGGATTGAACACATAGTCACCTACGTAGTTTTCCAAACGGTTAGGATCTTCATCAGCCATGCCCTTATCAACAGCATGCTTGATCTTTTCCCAACTAATACACTTCTTAGGGTATGGTCCACCAATGATAGGATACTTTTCTGGTTGTTCAGCCTGAAGTGCCATCAATGCAAGAACGTCCTGTGGATTGTATCCAATGTCTGAGTCGATAAACATCAAATGCTGAGCAGGAGAACGCATGAACTCATCAACACAATAGTTACGAGCACGAGTAATCAAAGACTCATTAAACAAGTAATAGAATTGAAGAGGAATTCCATACTGTGTGCAGAGTGAAGATAAGTCTGCAGATGACTTTGCAAACATACCAGCACAAGCTCCACCATACATTGGTGTTGCTACAAACAGCTTATTCTCACGTAGTTTCTCAATAGGTACATTAATTTCCATAATTATTCTCCTGTGTATTTCTTATCATGTTCTGATTTTAGTCCGTAGCTTCCTTCATATGCAGAAAGTGCTTGTGCTTTAAACAACAAGAACTGTCCAACACGTGTTCCTCTTTCAATTTCAACTGGACCATTTGTAACATGGAGGGCTCCTGCCATAACGCCATGATAACCACTATCGTAAAGACCACTGGTAATAAACACACCATTGCGATTAAGAGTCGAACGTGTAATGACCCATCCCGCTTCATCTGGGCCAACAGAGACAATGTTTTCCATAACAATTTCATAGGTGCCTGGATTAAGGCGCCACCAGTTAGTATCATAGAGTGTAGGTATCTCAACAGAGCCACGATGAACTTTCTTATTCTCTGGATCAGAAAGGATAAATGTTTCATTTTTCATCTTAAAGATTTTTGCAACACGAAGATCAACAGCATTAGGCTGAATGTCTTCCTGTTTAACATTTGTTAGTGATGATTGTGTTTCATCACTTGCAATATGCAGCATCATTGTATAGTTGCTCCTTCACTTAAATTAAATGGTTTAACAATATCTCTTGTTTCATATATTGCTTGAATCATTCTTTGGTAATCTTCTTCTTGTAAAGAAGTCTTGTAAATTGTCATACCAAGATTAACAAATACCGCAGCAATCTCCATTGCGTTGTAATTCTCAGCTAAATTTTCAAGTACCTGTACTGTTTCATGATACAACTTATCAATATTATCTTCACTTATCACTTGCGTTTTCCTTGTCCGCTGCATACATCATTAAAAGGATGTAGTGTACTGCCTTGAGAAGGTCCTTTGGATTACGACCTTCCTTCTTACCATAACGTGCAAGGTACTTAATAGCTGTGTCACGTGATGTACTCTCTAGTGTACCCAAAGACTCCCAAAAGTCAACAGTTTGTATGTCACCATTACCAACATAATGCTGACCGTAAGTGCTATTGATATAGTCTTGGATACGAGACAGGTTAATGTCTTCGTTATACTTGTATTGAAGAGGTTGTTGATCTTCTAATTTTACCACTGTATCCATTTTCTTTCTCATTGCCTCAAGACGTCTTGCTGCTACTAATTTTGTATTCATTATCACCACCAAATATATGCATTACACAGTTTATCAATGTATTCCATATTTTCTTTAGCTAGATCAATCTTAGTAGTATCAGTTGTATAGAAGTCAAAGTCAACTTCTTTTTCAAACTTTCCATTGATTAACCCAGTAGGACTACGATCAAAGCGAATCCCATTGAGACCAGCCCATACAGCAGCGCTAGAGTCCCAAGTATCAATATATTTGCCAAAAGGTTCCATATACATGATTTCATTTGGACCATCCACCATTCCTAGAAAATGAACTTTTGTTCCTGCTGCTTTCATTGTAGAGAAGATCATCGTTTCCTTCATCTCATACATTAACTTGAGACGAGAAACAAATCGCTGCATCTGATTGCCCTTTTCTACTCCGTATGCATTAGGAGCAGTAAGAATAGACACTCCAACATAGTCAACAAGGTTAGTGTTGTGTGAAGCCCACCTAAAGGAATCAATTGCATCGTTTACATCACCTACTTTAGATTGAGGAACAAAGAACGTCTTAAAACCAGCACTATGAAACTCTGGCGCTAGCTTCTTGGCTGACTCAATAGTCTTTTCACCAGGTTCTCCTGGGTAATCAGACATGACGATATAGTCAGCATTAATACGCTGACCCATTTCAATTAATTTGTCTGATGGATACATTGGACGGCCTTGCTTGAACATCTCAAATGCTGAGTTGTCAAGAATCAATTCACACTTGTACTTTTCTTTTTGCTCAATATAGAAGTTAACATAGTTTTCATCTGTCTCTACGAGATGAGCAAGAACAAGATGAATTGGCCGACCATTGGTAAGGCTAAGATGCGCCGTTGGCGCAATATGGCAAAAGTTTATCATTCACATTCCTCATAATAAAAATATAGTATACTAGCAATCTAGTATATTAGTCTTCGCTAGCTGTTCCAGCTTTAATGTGGTGTACTGGAACATGCATTGCTGTTTTGTCTGGCATTTGAACATGAGCATACTGGAATCCTCCACGATGAACTTTCTTCGTAAAGGTTCCAGATACTTGCTTGCCAGTAATCGCATGCTTGAAAGATACTTGCTGACCTTTTTGTAGAGTAATGGTCTTACCACCACCTGTTAGTGAAACACCTTTTTCTTCATTAAAGTTAGAAAATCTTTCCATCATCGACTCCTCATGCAGGATATTTGCAGTAACTCCCGTTCTCGTTATCTTCGCTGACGGTAATTACAATTTCTCTTTGAGGGTATTTATCTTGAATGATAGCTGCGAGTTCGTCTGAAATCATCTCACATGACTTAAAATTCAATGAGAGTGTCTTATCAGAATACAACGATTCTAACCAGCGCTTGAATTGAATAAACTCAATGTCACGATCGTTGTGCATTACTTCAATCTCAACACGGAAATGGAAGATATGGCGGTGTGCATATCCTAAGAAGCTAACATCATAATCATCACCAGTTGCTAGCAAAGGATCATCAATTGCAATTGGATAGCGATGAATACCTTCTTTTTGAAATGTAACCCAAATACGTTTGTTCATTTTTTCACCTTAAATCTACGGATTAAATGTTGGATGCCTTTATCAAATACAGACATATTAATATATTCGTTTTGTTCGTTGATTGAATCGATATACTGAATCATTTGTTTACGATCATATTCAACAGCATAGCCGGTTGTTGTGCAAATATGAACAACACGATCGTTTGTTTTCTTTTTATCACGTAACCAACCAGTAGGTTTATTTTCAACCCAAAAATTACCTTTATCTGTTAGATTGCCCTTGACGTCAAGACTATACATACGACTCCATGTATTTTTCATTATCTCAAAATCTATTCCAGCAATTTGCTTCTCACGATCATAAGGATAATAAATTACATGATCATATACATTTGGAGCCCACTCTGCATACATTTGTTCTGCAAGTTGACCTTTAATAATCTCATTTGTAATACCAAATGCTTGGTCAGTAGTTTTTGTCCACTCAGTTGTAATACGCTCACTCATTTTACACCAAGCCCCCAGCCTTTCATAGCAAAATTTGAAATAGACTTGACCAATTGATTTTTGGTCATTGTCTTCATTTGAATCATCATTCCATGGTTAGGTGCACGTGCATTCTCTACAACGCTAATGCAGTACTTACGAAAACACTCAAGGTCATCTCTGTTATAGCGTACAAAAATGTCCTCGAGTGTTGGTTGTTTAATCTTAGTACTAGAAATTTTCATAGGATGCTCCCTTGATTGGTTCCTTAGCATCCTATGTTATAATCAAAAAGTCAACAGCTGTTTATGCGCAGGAATATCGATTATTCTGTGCTTGAAGCTGAATATTCTTTAGGAATTCGTCCTTAACACTGGACATATAGAACATTCCATGCAGGACTGTTGTTTGAGTGAGAGATGAACCAGCCATTACACCACGATTCTCACAGCAGCCATGAGTTGCAACGATATGGACTGCAACATTCTCACTTCCTGTAGCTTCCATGATTGCTTGAGCAATATCTCCACTTAATTCCTCCTGTAATGTACCACGACGAGCACAATGCTGAGCAATACGAATGTATTTGGACAAACCAATCACTTTAGTTGTAGGAATAATTCCAATATATGCAACACCAGAAACAGTCTGGTGGTGATGTGAGCACATTGACTTTAGTTCAGCACGAATAGTCAGCATGCCATTATATGGAGCTGTTCCTGTTGACCCATCATTGGGAAACGATGTTACTTTAGGACTAGGAAAATAACGCCCAGACATAAGCTCATTAATGTACATCTTAGCCAACCGTCTGGCAGTACCTTGACTGTTAGGATCAGAATCAACGTCGATAATAAGAGAGCGTAGAACTCCATCAAACTTCTCCGTTACCTCGTCAAGGAGCTGGTTACGCTCATCATCACTAATGTATTTGCTAATATTATCATTGGCATGAAAACGAGCATCATCTGCTTTAATCCTCTCAATAATCTTTTCTGAGACTGTCATTTTATTTCCTTCAATTGGCACTGTAATCCTCCAGTGCTGTACATTATCATCTTCGCCTACTTTTACAGTCGTCACAATCTCATTCAAAAAGGTCTTCTCCCCACTCACGATGTCCTTCTCGGAAAGCCATATTGGCCTGTGTCTCACGTACTTCTACACGGTAGCACCAAAGACGTTCAGCTTCACCTTGTCCCCACATATCTGGAATATAAACACCATTGACATATTTGTAGAGCATATCAGCGAGACCCTCACAACCTAACTTAGGAAGAACAGTTAGCTTAGCCAAACCTTTCTTCTCAAGTAGCTTGTATGTTTCAAACTCAGGATCATCAACAGCAACAAGCAACGTATGATCAAACTGGTTTTCAAGTTCTTTCTTTAGCTCTTTCAAACCACCGTAATCAGCAGCCCAATTACGAACATCAAGATTATCTGTTCCAAAGAAAAACTTCATGGAAAATGAGTAACCATGAATTAAGTTACAATGACTATCTGCTCTCCACTGGCGATAAGCACAAGGAAACGCATCAATGTACTCTTTTGTACTTGTGTATTTGTATACAACAGGTTGCATTATTTCATACCCTTTATCATATTTAAAATTAAGTTGATTTCATCAATAACTGCCTTTGATGATTCATCGCCCATTGTATGCGCTTGTCTGAATAAAGTCAACTCGATTTCAATTAACTTAATAATCTTATTGCGTTCATTTTGTACAAGGGTTTGATCTTGGTTACTGGTTGCCTTTGTAACTAAAGTTAACAGTTTACGCCCATAATAAAGAATGGCACCCAAAAGGATACCATTCATTAATAGAAGCCACATATCCATTACTGTAACAAACTTCATTGTTCTGCCTTATCAAATGTTTCTATTCTACGATCAATATATTCATCAAGGAATCCCTTGAACCTTTCTTTTGCTCTTGGAAGTGTGTTGTTTTGGATATTATCTCTTACACGCCACTTACCTTGCTGGCCCGCTTCCCACGCTTCGTCCATGGCATCGATCATTTCTTCCATAGACAGGACAAGGTCTTCAATAATTTGTGAGCTCTTTCTCATTACGTACCCCAAGCATTCTTCCAAAGTTGAACTTGTAAACGAGGTGTATAGCGCCAGCCATGCTTCATAGCAAGATCAGCAACCCAACGCTCATTCTCGTTATAGTGAAGTGTTGTGCCACCTGCTGGCATTAAATATACTGGAATACCCCAATATTCGATAACGTCTTTGTATGCATCAACAGCTTTGATAACATCTTCATAGTCTTCTTGGTTAGATACAACCCACTTGAAATATCCTTCGTTAGCCCATATCTTATCAAAGTATCCATTAACAACATCTGGCTTAATCGCATCTTCCCATGCTTCACCAGACGATGGTAGCTTAGAAGAAATACTAAACATTGTATGGATACTTTTCTGGTTCATGTAGTCTGCAAGATCATCACGTAATGGTTGTGTTCCATTCGTTTCAAATGTCACATACGACAAATCCATATCACGTTTGTTAATTTCTTCAAACAAATCAATATATGAACGTTGCCATCCCAACAATGGCTCGCCACCAGTTAAGATCAAATGCTTATCACGACCAAACTTTCCATCAGGAAGTAGTTGTTGAATACGATCAACAATCGCTTCTACGGTAAGTAGGGGAGAG